GATCTGGCGCTTCCCACATGTCCAGCTTGCCGCTGCGGTCCTTGGCCAGCCACAGGCCGTCGCTGTCGCACATGAGGGCGCGCTGGTGGACGCCTTCGGCGTCCTTCTCGACGCGCATGGCCAGCACTTCGTCGAAGAAATAGGGCAGCGCCTGGCCGGTCTTGTTGCCAGGCATCGATGGGGCATATAGCACCCGGCCAAGCTCGTCCTGCGTCTTTTCGAGCTTGGCGCTCATGTATACATGGCGGCCAGGCAGGTCGCGGAATGCCCGGATGATGTCGGCCATCTGCTCCTGCATCGCGCCGTAGGCTTGGCGCGGATCCTTTGCCGCCTTTTTCTCGGCGTTGAGCACCACCTCGGCGATCTCGCTGATCGAATCGAGCGCCACCGACTTGTAAGCCTTGGCCTCGTCAGAGCCGGTCAGCCAGGCGTAAGCCTCCTTGAGCGTGTCCATGTCGCTGATCTCGATGTAGGGCAGGTCTGCATCCTTGATGGACAGCAGGCCACCCTCAGCCGAGAGGACGATGGGACTGGGCAGCGTCTTGATCAGGCTGGTTTTGCCAGCACCAGCCTGCCCGTAGACGAGCACCTTCACACCGTTGGCAGCCAGACTGCCGGTCGTCTTTACACTGATTGCCATCAGGCATCTCCTTCATGGTTGCTGCGCCTTCGGCCAGTTCCGTTCGCGCAGTGGTTGCCACTGTACCACGTTTTCTGGTACAGTGCAAGCGTTGTCGCAAAATTTTTTATGGCGGTGCTGATCATGATGACGGTTGAGCAGATCAGGAGGCGGTTGGCGGACGCCAACCTGAAGCGCGTGGCCGAGAGGGCCGGGCTGCATCCGGCCACGGTCTACAGGTTCATGCGGGAGGATTCCAAGCCCCTTTACGAGACGGTCAAGGCCCTGTCGGACTACTTGGAAGGCAGGAACAATGACAAAGGCTGAAGCAGCACTGACCTACGCATCCTGGGGCTGGCATGTCCTGCCGGTGGTGCCAAATGGCAAGGCGCCGGCCACCCAGCATGGCGTGAAGGATGCCACCACAGACCCTGAGCAGATTGCCAGGTGGTGGGCGCAGAATCCAGACTTCAACATCGGCATCGCAACCGGCGAGCGCTCCGGCATCGTGGTCTTTGATGTGGACCCCAGGAATGGCGGCGACTCATCCTGGGCCATGTGGGTGCAGACCAATGGCAAAGTCCCAGACGGTGCCATGCAGATGACCGCAGGCGGTGGCGAGCACCACATCGCCGTCTACCACCCGGAGATCAGATCGTGCAAGCTGTGCGAAGGCGTGGACATTCTGTCCGATGGCCGGTACTTCGTGGCCTTTCCATCCAGCATCGATGGCCGAACCTACGAGTGGGAAGCCTCGTCTGACCCATTTGATGGCGTGGCCCCATTCAGCATCCCGGAAACCTGGATGCAGGCTTACAGGGCCATGAGAAAGACTGAGAGCCGCCAGGGGGGCAACATAGGCGGCAGTCTGATTCAGGGCAACCGCAACAACGGTCTGACGGCCCTTGGCGGCGCAATGCGGCGCTACGGCATGACAGAGGCCGAAATCATGGCGGCGCTGTCGATTGCCAACGAAACTCGCTGTGAGATACCGCTGCCGTCATCTGAGCTGGCCCAGATCGTCAGGTCGGTCTGCCGATACGAGCCGGAGTCGGACGTGGCAGCGTCCGCCAGCATCGGCAGCGACGCAGCCGAGGCGATCCTGGATGCCGCCAGGGCTGAGGTGCAGGAGTACTACTTCACCAGGGCGACGTCCTACCTTGGGCAGCCAGCCCCACTGCGGTGGATCATCAAGGGCTGGATTCCAGACAGCGGCGTCAGCATGGTCTACGGCGAGTCCGGGTCTGGCAAGACATTCATCACTCTGGACATGGCTTGTCACATCGCCGCCGGCATGCAGTGGCACAAGCACAATACCAAGCCTGGGCTGGTGGTCTACATGGCCGGTGAAGGCAACTATGGCCTGCGCCAGCGGGTGGCCGCATGGTGCAAGGCGCACGGCGTCCAGAATCTGGACAACTTATTGATCTCGAACAAGGCCATCGACATCGACAGCCCAGCGGCTGCGGCCCAGATCATCAACGCAGTGCGTGCGATCACCCATGACGACGCGGTGGCCATCTTTATCGATACGGTCAATAACCACATGTCAGGCGATGAGAACAGTGCCAAGGACACCCGCAACATGCTCAACGCCTGCAACATCGTGGCACGAGCGCTGAACGCCAGCGTGTGCCTCAACCACCACACAGGGCATGCAGCAGAGTCCAAGCAGCGCGCACGAGGCTCAAGTGCCTGGAAAGCCTCACTGGACGCATCGATTCTGGTGACCAAGAACGACGACAGCATCGAGATTTCCTGCACCAAGATGAAGGACGCCGAGCCTCCGAAACCGCTTTTCGGCAAGCTGCAGACTGTGCCGCTGGGCTGGATCGACGAGGATGGAGATGAAATCAATGGTGCAGTATTTGTAATTGACGAAAACCCACCGGAGCGAAAGCCGAAAGAAGAATCTGAAATACAAAAAGATATCCGGAAGTTCACAAATGCTTGGTGGCACGCTGGCGCAGAAGAACGAGACGGAGTGCCTTACTTGTCGCGCAGCGCATTGCTTGAATATCTCATGACAAAAGAAGGACTGAGAGAATCGACTGCAAAAACATATGCGCAGGAAAGCAAAAAAGGCCGACTGATTTATAACCTACTGAACGCTCAGATCATCGAGGCTCACGAGCATGGCTGGGTGGTCTCTGACGACGCCACGGCGTCGTCCCTGATGGTCCGCAGGGCTGAACGTTGAGCGATGGGGGTGGGACAAGTGGGACAGGACAGGACAAACTGGGACAAATGTCCCGAGGACAAGACGTCGGCAGCCTGGGACAGGACAGGACACACACCTATAGGTGTGTCCCATCTGTCCCAGCCACGATGTGGCGAAAACTGACCCAGAAGGGTGCAGCCTGTGGATAAGTACAAGACATGTGGAAAACTTGTGGATAAGTGCAAGACCTGCGGATCAGCCCGGCTCAAGATCGGCATCACCAACATTGCGTCTGGCGCGACTGTGTATCCGATCTACTGCGCAGCGTGCGGTGAGGTATTCGCAAAGTACGTGAAGAAAGAAATCGCGCGAGAATATGCGCGAGAAAATGGGCCGCTGCGGTACGTGAAAACCAAGACAGCGGAATATATTGAGAAAAAACAAATTCAGATCAAATGCGAAGTGTGTGGTGCTGGTGAAGCTGAAATACACCACTGGGCGCCGCAGTATTTGTTCGGCGAGGAAGCAGACCGATGGCCAGTTGGGTACCTTTGCCGCGCGTGCCATCGCAAGTGGCATGATCTTGTGACACCTGAAATGGGGAAAGTGAAATGAGCACAGCAAACGACACTCAGGTCGGCGGTCAGCACTACAAGGTCAAGACCATCCAACCGTGGGACTACATCGCGGCCAACGGGCTTGGGTACTTCGAGGGCAACATCGTCAAGTACGTCACCCGATGGCGTGACAAAGGTGGCGTGGATGACCTGCGCAAGGCCAGGCACTACTTGGACAAGTTGATTGAGTTGGAGGACAATGCCGCATGACCATGCAGATGACCATCACCACCAACCTGGATGATGTCCGCCGCCGTCTCTCCGGCCTGGAAAAACAGGTCAACTTCGCCGCCAGCAAGGCCCTCAACGACACCGCCCGCGAGGTGCGCAAGGCCATCCCCGCAGGCCTGCGCCGCAGCCTGGACCGCCCGACACCGTTCACCGCCAGCGAGGGCGCCACGTTCATCCGCCCGGCTCGGCGCGAAAACCTGACCGCCGAGGTGCTGTTCAAGCCCCGCCAAGCGTCCTATCTGCGCTATCAGACCGAGGGCGGCGTGCGTCGCCCTACGCGCCGCGCGCTGCGCCTGCCCAGCGCCATCCAGCTCGACCAGTACGGCAACCTGCCGCGTGGCATCATCCAGCAGCTGATCGCCGTAGCACGAAAGGAGAGCAAGCTCGGCAAGCGCAAGGCGCGCCGCATCCAGGTCAGCAACAAGCTCGACCTGTTCTACGGCGACCCAAAGGACGTCGGCGGCCGCAACTTCCCACCGGGCATCTACAAGATCGTGCGCCTGTCTGCCGAGCGTTCGCAGCTGGTGCCGCTGATCGTGTTCCCCGAGACCACGGCCACGTACCGCAAGCGCGTCGACCTGCTGAGCATCGCGCGGCCGGTGGTCGCCTCGGCGTTCTCGCCCGCATTCGACCGCGCCCTGCGCGATGCATTGGCAAGTGCGAGGTGAGCATGCACCCCCCGGTCTGGGTCCTTCCGTGGAGCCTAAATCGCGGGTCGTTCGCGCGCGCCCGCTTTCGCTAGTAAGCGGATTTTTTGATTGGTTAATAGTTGTTCAGCGAAGATAAAAACCATGGTTGAAATTAGAGACCGAATCGAGCGCAGGCCCATCGAGGCGCTGATCCCCTACGCGCGCAACAGCCGCACGCACAGCGACGAGCAGATCGAGCAGCTGATGGCCTCGATGCGCGAATGGGGCTGGACCAACCCGGTCCTGGTTGACGAGGATGGCGGAATCATCGCCGGACACGGCCGCGTCATGGCGGCCAAGCGCCTCGGCCTGAAGGAGGTGCCGGTGATCGTTGCGTCCGGCTGGACCGAGGCGCAAAAGCGCGCGTATGTCATCGCGGACAACAAGCTGGCGCTGAATGCCGGGTGGGACAACGAAATGCTGGCGCTGGAATTGGGCGACCTGCAGGAGCTTGGTTTCGACCTGGACCTGGTTGGATTTAGCACCGACGAGCTGGAGGATCTGCTGGCCGACGACGACGCAGACGACGCCACGCCCGGGGCATAGACAAGCGAAGAGCCCACGCCAGACGCCGACGA